CCACTTTGTACGTCTTGAACCCAACACGTGACATTGCCAGCATGAGACTCCCAACCAGGTCTTGATTCGTCTAGGTCTCTCCAACTAAGACGATCTAGTGGTCTTGACTGCCCTTCAACGCGAATCTTTCGTACCAGAAGCACTCTTGAATCTAGCGGGTATACAGACTCTCCGATCTCGTAGTCGATTCGACATACATTCTCAGTAGTACTATCGACCAAGAGGCGAGAACGCCTACACGCTTCATTCTGCGCATCGTTTAGGTAATCATAACCATCAGCGTCAGACCATTGATACGGAATGGATGTATCGCCAATCTCGGCACGCCATCTGGCGAGAATCTGAGCTGCATTCATGGCTTCGGTTTTCTCCCTCGGCGAACAGGTGGCTTTTCTACGGCAGGCTCATCAATCGTTTTTTGTGACGTTTCTACGTCATTGATCTGATTTCCTGTCGCGTCGTACAACTTACCGTCCTGTTCATAGGTGGCCACGATATTCCAACCGTGGATTTCACCGTATGGTCTCGACTTATCGAGTTTCATTTCTTGTCTTTGGATGGCTTGTCGCTCAGACAATCTCCGCTGATATCCTTGCGGTTCTGATAACCCTTATCTAGGCCACCACCATACGTCGTCGTCACGCCAGTATTAACACCTACATCCGGCATTTTCGTATCGCCTACCGTACCATTGGGTCGTTTGTTGAGTTTGTCCATTTTGTGATCTCCAAAAGAAGAAAGCCGCCCGTAGGCGGCCTTCATGTTAATACCAAGCAACAGTGATCTCAGGAACACCAACACCAGCAGGTGCGCCGCCAGTCGGAGCAACAAAAGTCACTTCGATTTGTGTATCGGCAGGCAGGGTGTCATTGATTATGGCATCAGGATCATCAATCGTGTTCCAGTAATCCGTAGCAGCGGCAGCCCCCATTTGCAGCAACGCATAGGCGTCTGCATCTCCGGAAGTACCGATAGCCATGGCGCCGGCCGTGGTGACATTGGTGAAAAGCGTAGTTACTCGAACGCCAACATCCAAAATCTTGCCTTTCTTACCAGGCGGGCCTTTGAAAGAGGTCGCCGTGGCAGGGGTAGCAAAGTTGCTGGAACCAAGGTTGTAGGTAATGACGATGGGATTATCATACATTGCAATTCTCCTGTAATGAAAAGGCCCGCACTATGACGGGCCATTGGAATTCAGCCGTTACGCAGCGCTGCCCCATTTGATGATGCGAGCTTGAGCAGCAACGGTATGAACCAGCCCATGACCGCCAAGGTAATACCACGCGATACCTTTAGAACGGCCGTAGTCGGTCGGAATCTTGCCTCGGATTTCTTCGGGACAAGCCACGCCCTCGGCAACGGTGTCATCGCCGAAGAAATAGGCCCAATTCGACTTGGCATTAGTCCATGTTTCCTTGGCAATGTTGGTCTGCTCGACAAATCGCACACCTTCATATCGCCCGATTTCACCATTCATAATCATCTGGAATCCTTCGGTCACATACTGATGAACCGTTTCCAGGTCATTCTTCATGGTTCGGAACGTAGTCGGGTGGCCAACTGAGAAGTAGTCATCACCCTGATACGGCGGGATGTTGCGCTCCTTCATAATGTCCACGATTGCCTTGACATGATCCTTACCCATCGCCACGTTATTCGTGGTCGCGGTAGCGCCGTTGGTCGTCAACGTAACCGCCGTAGTCGAGGTTCCGGAAGTAGGCGCCACCCAAAGCGGAGTGGCAGCGAACTGTGCGTAAGCAGAAGCATCCAAGGCCTTCTTGGCGTCATTCTTCAGCACCTTATTGATGATCTCCTTTACAGGATGTTCAGAGAGGTCATCCAATTTTCCGGTGTATGGAACGCTGTTGCCCATTTCGGAAATGGTCAGCGTACCTTGGGTAATGGTGAAGTTGGTTTCCGGCATAACGTCGTTTTCCGCCAGAGCACCGCCCTGGGTAGCAACGTCGGAATACACGTTCCAATGAAATGCATCGCCCTTGCCCTTGCCCTGCATGCTGGCATCTTTTACATCTGCAAATTGGCGAAACTTGACTAACGGCTGGACTGCCATACGCAGTTCCTTGGACAAGTTCGCGCTGAACATGTAGCCGCCCAAGGTGTTTGTGGACCAGATTTGTCCGGACATTTGAAACTCCTTTACAGTTGAGAGGGTTTACCGTCCCAGATTCCGCTTATTCAGAAGATCGTTTATCGCTTCCTTGCGATATGAATCCTCGTCTACCGGAGTCTGAGTGCCGCTTCTCGCGGCGTTGGCAGTCGGCATGCGTGTCATGCCCTCTTTCCTGTGCAGCTTGTCAGCACGGGACAGGTCTTGAGGCGGCGGAGCGAATTGCTTTACCCAATCTTGTGTACGCTTGCCGGCCTGGATGATTGCTTCGGCTTCCGGCGTACCGGAGGCTCTTTCTTCATCGAGGAATTGATCGGCAATCTTGACAAGGTATGGGTCTTTCAAAACGTCTTGAAAGTCTCGCTTGAACGTCTCAAATGCACTGTCTACCGCTATCTGTTGCTTCACCAGGGCGGCGACTTCTGATGGGTTGATCTGTTCTTGGGTAGCCGTTTGTTGACGCCCAATGCCCAAATCGTTCAGCAGTTTTGCCGCTTTCTCACGATCACCTTCATACAAGGCATCCAGGAACTCGCCGGGATCGGCGGCCATCTGTTGGGTTGCTTGTGTCTCGGGTGTATTGCTCAAACGGGCTTCATGCTCTCGCAAGCGATCTTCCCGTTCATCCAATTCTTTTTGTCGCCTCGATGCTTCTTCCAGCCGTCGAGACGCCGCCGAATCCTTCTGATATCCACGCAGGATTTCGGATAACGGCACTTCCTGTTCCTCGCCGTCAATCTTGACGCGGTACTTTGGTTCCTCTTCCTTTACCTCTTCTTCTACTTCTTCCCTGACTTCTTCTTCAGGTTCAACGGGCTTCTCAATTTCATCGCCGATCTCTTTGCGAAGTTCTTCCTCACGTCTAGCAGCAATTTCTTCCATCGCATCCATACGTGAACTACGTACTTCTTGGTCTTGTTTTGGTTCTTGTACTTCCTGATTCGCGTCCAATTGGATAGCGGTTTCGGTCGTCATTTATCGTGCTCCTGGCATAAAAAAAGCCGCATGCAGCGGCTTTGGTTGGGTGTTCACGTAGCTACAATTAATCTGGCGCTTCCATCAACGCCATAGCCTCAATAGCGTTCGTTCCAGCCTGCACCGCCTCGGCAAGCCAGTACTGAAAATCCTCTCCGGTCTTTATCTTGTTTTGCAGTATTCGGATTTCTTGCGTGTCTGTTGGATCGATCACTTTCAACGCTTCGACCGCATCCTCTACTTCGCCTTCGGCACGCTCAATCATGAACTTCCCAAGCGGGCTGGTAATGAAGCGTTCGGCTTCTTCGCCCAATGCCTGAATCTTCATTAACTGCTCGTTATCACGCATCACCCAACTCCATCGTCTCAATTCCTTCATTCATGCCGACAGCAGGGTTGGCCGGCGTCATAGGATTGGTGCTCTCTGGCATATTCATGTCAGGCACTTCGACCATCATATCTTGTGGAATTATTGGAGAAGCGTCACGGTCAACAAATCCTCCAGACTTCAGCATCACATCAGCCATGCCAGCCAATTGCGGCGCTTGTGCGATGTTTCCTGCTGCCTGAGTAGCTGAGTAGATGGACTCAACAGACTTATTCACTGCCTCATTTTCGATCCGCTTGATCTCTGCATCCATCTTACGAACCATTGCATCAAGCAACTCAGGCGGGTGCTTGGCGTCTATGGCCTGTTGAAGCGCCTGTAGCTGTTGTTTGAGCATGGCGATATTCGGATCTTCGTCCTCGAAGCTGAAGAATCGCTTCCCATCCCGATAGCCCAGCTTTCCGAACAACTCTGCCAGCACTTCATCGCTCTTGAGTGATTGGGTAATAGACTGGCCGAACCACTTGATTGCAGCATCCACACCGTAAACGAACCGCTCAAGCTGGGTCTGCGGGTTGGTCGCACCAATACCGACATTCACCGCCAGGTTCACATCACGACTCAGCAGGTCTTCAACAGAGTAATCACCTACATCAGCGGCTTTCTCTTGCGCGGCAGACATCGCCAGGCGGATAACCTGCTCGTCGGTCTCGTATTCCCGTTCCAGCGCCATAAGTTGCGACAATACTGGCTCAACCCATGTTTCGGTGAACACGCGGAGCTGATACTCACCGACTTGATTAGCGTTGGCTTCCAGCTTGTTCATGCCGCCGACCGTCTCGTTCAGATTGCGGTTGCTCTGCACTGAGTTTTGGCTGAATACGCCGGTCAAATCATCGAAGTCCAGGTTCAGCCGGTCATGTTCCTGATAGCTGGAACCAGTCACATCAGGCGTATCGACGATCTTCACATCCTCGTTCGGCTCCTGCATCAGCGTGACAGATGAAGGGACATTACGCGTCAGTGAACGAAGATCAACTTGCCGACCACGCTTGACGAAATACCGCTTGTTAAGAACGAACTTGACGTTATCCAGCCGTTGATTAGCCACTTCGTTGATCTCAACCTGCACATCACGCGACAATTTCGGCAGGCTCGACTTGTAGACCCGGTGCGTCTCGATCATGCACGTACCCATGACATACGGGCGCTGTCCATGATGGTGAACTTCATCCAGATACTTCGGGATACTCAGCAGTTTCTCAGCTCCAAGCGTGAAGTACACCCATTCTTCTCCACCGTATTGCATGTAGTTCTCATGCACCCAAACAATGGTGAAGTCGTTGATGGCGATGGTCTGAGCCTTGGCATCCTGTTTAGGCGCATCCCGCACCAGTCGCGTGCTGTCACCGTAGGAAGCCACCGAAGCCGCAATCTCACTGTCCGTCAGTGGTAGCCAGCGCTTATCCGGGTTGTCATGCTCCATCATCGCGCGAACGTCCTTGACGTACATCGGGCGCATGTCGATCAGGTAAGGGGAAGTGCCAATCGGGTCAGTCCAGTCTGCGGCGGCATCAATACGGATGTTCTCGATGGGGCGCAGTTCAATTACCGGGCGATCTACCTTCTTGCGCTTGTCGTACTCCCATGTCTGCTTGCTGAACACAGCCCCAACGACTTGGGCGTCCTGGTAAGCGCCAATACAGGTCAGGAACCACGGAATCGACTTGGTGAGCCGGTATTGCAACAACTCTTGTTGGAAGGCACTCGCGGCCACGTCTACCGGGTCGGTATCGTCCACCGGAGAGATAGCCACCACGTCCTGCGTGCTGAAATAAGCCGAAGCTGCGGTGGCTTCGTTCTTGCGAATCATCGCCCGCGTCTTGGGACGGAACAGCTTTGATCGTGCCCGATAGGCATCAGACTCGTACTTTGAACCTGATTGATGTTTTCCATTGAACTGGCGCAGGTCGTTCTCTGCCTGGGTGCGAATGTTGGCATCGAAGTAATCGGTGCTTGAGGCATACGCACTGCGCGCGAGTTCAAGGGCTTTCTTGTCATCCATCACTTATCCGCCAGGTGGTTGCCACTGAAATCAGTCGGCAGATCGTTGTATGCCGCATCATCGAAGCGCCCGCGACGGAGGCGATAGCGTTCAAGCAGTTCACCGCCAGCGCGTACCACTGATTTCAGGTCAGGGTCATGCAGCAGCGTAGAGAGTTTGATGATGAATCCCCATTGACCACTCAGCCGCATGTTGAACACCTTGGCAATGCCGGTTTCGACATCAGCAGACACGCCCCACAAATGTCCTGGGTAGTGGGTATGCAGCACCTCAGCTATGCGGCGGGCGATGTCGTATTCCGCCACCGTTGCCTGCATGCAGGATTCCTGCGCTTCCATTACGAGGTTCATTCGTCCCACTCCGGTTCTGTTTCGGTCTGAATCAATCTGTTCTTCTCGTCATCGCTTAACCACTTGTAGCCGACAAACGACACCGAAACCTTGATAGCCTCCGGCAGTTCCTCGTACTCATTCCACATCGGATTGGGAGGCGATTCGTTTTCCATTGCTGAACTCATAGCACTTCAAATCTTCCGGCTCGGT